GCAGGGAGGGCCCTGCATGTATTTGGCTTGGCAGGACGCGGTAACTAGCCGCCTCCCACCAAGTCGATTAGTGTAGGATATCTTTTAACAAGAACGCCTTCATCTTTGTCTTTAAGATGTTGGGGTAACCTTGTAAGAGCCTATCACTCCCTCCCTGTCTGGGTAAAGTACCCAGATCCGTCAATACGACGGTATCCTCCTCCAAGCGAGTCTACTACAGAATCGCTTGACAGATCTCTTCAGATCTAAACCGCCCGGTAGCCGAGGGAACGAAACCTCGCCCTGCCTGACAGTTTGCGAACTGACGCCGAGATTTGGAGATCCAATACATGGTTCTCCGTTGAATCCAGGATAGTAACCCCTGGAGTCGGCGCCACTGCTTCTACGATCAGCATTTCGTAACGCTGACAGTGAAGCGAGAAGAGCGGGATATTCACCGAGAGGATCTGGTCGCTTTTTAGCGACAAGAACCAATCCATCAAATTCAAATCGATGGAGGCTACGGTTCCATTTTTCAATGGTCCTGTAACCAAGGTGAGTCTCCCAACCGAGAGATGAGGATTCATTTGAAACCAATGGGAGAGCTCTGCCAAGAGCTCGTTCAACGGCTTCTTTGATTCCTTGCGAAGCATGATATAGTCCTCTTTTCCATAAGAGATTAGAGGTCGCAACATGCGACGCCACATCTCCGGCTTCTGTTGAGGAGAAGTCCATGTTGGTCCTTAGGTACACGGGCGTCACATCGACACCCATGAACGCATCGAGTCCGCATGACTCTCTGAACCTTCCGGTCCAGAAAGACTTGCGGTTGTTCATGCGCAAACCTAAAGATTCCAACATGCAACCAACCTGACTGGCTAGTGAACTGGGGACAATGATATCATCCCCATATACTCTCACTAGTCTAGAGGCACGCAATACCCTTTTCCACGTGGGAGTCATACCCATCGTATCCAGGATAGCCGCGATCGCTATTACGGCGAAAACGACCGACTGGACAGGAAAGGTTGTTGCGTTACCCATCCCGGCGTACTTGCGCAACCGATGAAATTTACTACCATCGGTCGCTTCGGGGCTCCTCGAGATCAACATGTGCCTGAGAAACTCAGGTACATGGCCAAAGACAGTTTCAACTAGGGTTAACCCTAGAAGATCCGAGGCCTTTGACAAATCAAGAGTAGCCCATACGCCAGAGCGGGAACCTTCCAAAGCAAGTTTTTGATTAATGCTTTGGTCGGATAAGCTAAGACACTGCCTAAGAACCCGGCAGCGAGAGATTTCTTCTCTCAATACCGTGTTCAACCCTTGTTGGATATATTGTCCAATGAGGGGTTCAGCAGTGATCGTCCGTCTTGAGGAAGTATCCTTAGGGACGGACAACACCTTAGCGGCGCCTCTATCGGCATACACTCTGTTCTTTGACTTGACTGTACTGGCAAACAAGTACGAATCCGTAAACGGACCGTACAAGTCAAACCCGTATTCGTCTAGTGTGCCATTAGTAACGGCATCCCAGACACCCTTCCACTTTTGGTTGGGGGTCAAGCTTTCTGCAACAGAGCCAGGACCGTGCTTCGGTGTCAATTCTCGTGGGTCGAATTTGTTAAGACCAACAAGAACATACCGAGACACGCGTTCGAGCAGGTGAGAAAGTCTATCCGGGATTGTATCCGGAACGACATCATCAAGCTCGAAGAAGTCTGCCACAGCTTGTTCGTGGAGTTTTTCCTCGGACTCGCTGTTAAGCACGACTTTCTTGAAGGCTCTCAATATTTCCCTAAGAGCCTTAACCATCCTAGTGGATGGATGGTCAACAAGACGTCCTGTTTTAGAATCGAACACTTTCTCAAGCAAACCTCGCATAAATGCGGGGAGAGCGCCCTTCTTACGAAAGTTCGAAGGACAGGAGAATTGGCCATCTGCGAGGCCCCTATCAAGGGCATCACAGAGAACCGGTAAGGTGTGAGTTAGGAAGCCCACACCCTCGTGTTCAAATCTAGTCTTGACCGTAATGATATCACGATCAAGGCCATCTAGGTCAGGTTCGTTCCTCTTCAGATCATCGAAGAAGAACAACAGGAGTTCTACTGGACTTTTCATGTTCCCTCCAAGAGGTAAAACATTCCAGTCCAGCACGTACCGATCCAGGTGTTGCTTTTCTCACTCCTCCGGAGTAAAAGGTAGACCCAACTGATTAAAGTTGGACTCTACCTTGCCCGAGGAAGAATGAAAGTCGCCCGCACCCTTACCCCGAAGAACTCGATCCGACAATATAATTGCCGTAATCGAGCTCTGAAAGTTAAGGATACGTTGGGAGACATCAAGGCCGGCTTTGAAACCCGCCTTGATATCCCTAGCAACATCTTGTATCGCCAGCAACTGACGTTCAAACTCAGATACTTTTTGAGCAAGAACGGCTTTCCGTTGGGTAACATCCATTGGTACTCCTTAATGAGTGCCCATGGCACCCAACTGTTAGCGATCCATTAGCTTTGCAGCTGAAGGATCTTGTTGATGGTGACGTCCCCGTCTGCAATGGTGTCCACCATCGCTTTGTAAAGGGCTGCGGCTTGCGCCTCAGTCCAACCAAAGCTAGGGATGAACACGCTCACCGACACAGAAGCAAGCTGCTTCTTTGTCGTGCCTGAGTACGGATCGGTGGCATCCTTCGTCTCTACAATTTGTAGATAATGACGGGTACCACCTTTCTGCTGCTCATGCGTAATCTTGAGCTTGTTCCCGGTTCCGACATCTACATAGTCGGCACCGAGGCCATCGCTCTTCACCCTCACCCAGCTATAAGCTGGATTGGGGGATGAAGCTGCGACGGGGATTGGATCAATAAGCACTGGAGACTCCTAGTGGCGCATTCTGCGCGTTATGTTAACCGCATGATTGCAGCTAACGGGTAGTACGGCCGGATTTTATCCAGACGTTCTGCCATGCCTCTGCAGCAACAAGCTGCCGAGGATTATCTTCTGAAACTCATCAAGCGATGCTGTCTCAGAAGCTAGTTTAGTGCCACCGACACTCCCAATAGACTTGCGGGATATATACTTGTAACCCGCCACTGAAGAGTGCGTCTGATACTCCGTTTTTACCGGACTCAGAACACCTTCTAGTGCAGTTTGAGTGTCGACTGCTCCCGTGAAATCGGTTCGGATTCTAACGTCACTTTCGTAGACGAAGAATCCCCAGTTGATTAGCGAAGTGTCCGAGTTGATTCTGTCGTAAGCATTGACATAATCACCAAGTCCACTGAACCAATCAACTAGCCACGTCCAAGGCGTCAAGTTATAGACGTCCTCAGGCGAGGGATCCAGACCCCATAGTTTCGTCCACAAGTATTGACGAAGTTCCGGGGCGGCCAAATCAGGAAGGCGTATACCTGTATTTAGGATACATCGCAACTCGAAATTTCGAGTTGCGGTTGTACCCTTAGAATACTGGTACTCACCATCATGAAAGCCCAAATCATAGGAGAAAGTAGGAGGATTACTCACAGGTTCAGATATCTTTATCTTGGACCTGAAAGTAGCATTCGCACCATTCGACCGCATTAAACGGTTTATACGCCGTGTAACGCGATCGGGGGTACGAAGCATCCGGATGATGTCCTTGTACAAAAGACGCCAGCCGAACTGGTAGTTTAGGTTAGTCTTCGCCGCTTGCGCGGCGCTGACTTCACCTAATTCAACTAGTCTTCTTGCGTCAATAAGAGTTTCAAGAGTACCTTGCAATAAGCGAGGTAGGTCTTTTAACTCCCCTATGGAGTAAAGGAGTGAAAACTCCCTTGCTTCTGGTAGTAATTGTGTCACAAGGCGTAAGCCATGTGAGGCAATAGCTCCAGTACAACGCGTTCGTTCTGCGTTGTACATAGTGTCAAGGCCACTACCGGATATCGTAGCAGCACTTGGTGTTATACTAAACGACCTTCTATAAGTTTGCTTGTCCCGATTAAGGACAGGCCAACCCTCTTGGTATATCGATTCATACGATTGCCAAGAGCGATACCTTGCGGGCGAGGACACGAAGGGTTTGAAAAGTTCAAACTCTCCTTGATCCGAGTCCAAAGGTCTCGTTCGTCGTGTAGTATCCGAGAGCCTTCCTGTGAACTTATCGCTGCTCCATAATGTAGCAGCTGTAGGAGCCCAGGTAAGTGGCTCACAGTAGTAGTCCGTCCACTGAAACAAAGGCAAATGAGTATGCCCGAGACAGTGAGTACCGGTCCGTTGGGACTTCATCTGACGTTTAATCAGATCAGCCCTAATAGCCCGGGTTACGGTTCTATTTACTGGAGTCACTTTGTCCCTAGTTACTCGAAACCGACTTTGTGGATCTACCCGTAGTAAGGTAGACGCCATTAGGTCCGGCCCGAGTAAGTTATGGACTAGAGTCTCGACACCAGGTTCCGCTTTTGCGCGTGCTGCCAACACTCTCCAGGTGTAAAACTGGAGAGGATCCCTCTTATCTAAATATTTAGTGAGGGTATCCTTCTCATCGGGATTATTATCGATGAAGTCGGACATGACAGTAGCTCCTAGTGACCAGAGTGTACAGTATGTACAGA